GTCTATACCATTACCAAGTGCTTCAATTAGTCCATCAATTAGTCCTTCAGTTAGTACATCAATTAGTCCTTCAGTAAGTCCATCAGTTTCAGTATCAATCAGTCCTTCTACTTCACCTAGTGCTTCAATCAGTCCTTCAGTAAGTCCTTCAGTTTCAGTATCAATCAGTCCTTCAGTAAGTCCATCAGTTTCAGTATCAATCAGCCCATCAGTTTCAGTATCAATCAGCCCATCAGTTTCAGTATCAATTAGTCTTTCTACAAGTCCATCAGTATCTCCAAGTGCGTCAATTAGTCCTTCGATTTCATCTTCAATCAGTGTATCTATTTCTCCTTCAGTTAGTACATCAATTAGTTCTTCAATCTCACCTTCGATTTCATCTTCAATCAGTGTATCTATTAGTCCTTCTACTTCACCTAGTGCTTCAATCAGTCCTTCAGTAAGTCCATCTACCTCACCTAGTGCTTCAATCAGTCCTTCAATAAGTATATCAACTTCACCAAGTCAATCATTTAGTCCTTCAATCTCAACATCAATTAGCTTGTCGATTAGTCCTTCAGTTAGTCTGTCAATCAGTCCATCAGTATCGCCTTCAATTAGCCCTTCAGTTAGTCCGTCAGTCTAGTTAATCTTAGTTTACCCGTACCTCCTCTAGTATATTTACTGGTATTAGAGGGGGGTATGGGGGGTTCATTTATGTTATCAATTATTATACCCTCATACAAAGATCCATTATTACATAAAACCATTGATTCTCTTCTTGAAAATGCTGAGGGGAAAATAGAAATTATACCAGTTCTTGATGGATATTGGCCGGATAAACCTATCATGAATGATCCTAGAATTAAAATTGTTCATCTTGGCGGAAATGTGGGAATGAGAAGAGCAATTAATGCTGGAGTAAGAGTTTCTAATGGAGAATATTTAATGAGAGTAGATGAACATCAGATATTTGATAAAGGATATGACCGTATAATTCTAGAAACTATACAAGATAATTGGATAGTTACGCCAAGAAGATACTTTTTAGACGCAGTTAAATGGGAAGTAATGGATTTACCGCCAGTAGATTTTATGAAATTGAAGATTGGTCAAGCTGGTAATGGTCGTAAATTTTCAGGAGTAGAAAGACCAGGAGATGATTCTCAACCAATACAAGAATCGATGGCGATGCAGGGTTCATGCTGGTTCATGAAACGAACTTGGTGGGATAGTGTCATAGGAGAATTACAAAATGAAGGATATGGTCCTCATTATCAAGATTCACACGAAATGGTATTTAAAACATGGAAAGCAGGTGGGAAGTTAATGGTTAATAAGAATACTTGGCACGCTCATAAACATAGAACATTTCCAAGAACTCATAATAATGGAACAAAAGAAAATCCATCAAATAATGAAGCTTGTTGGGCTTATTCATTGAAGGTTTGGGAAGATTATTATACTAAAGAAATAGTACCAAAATGGGGAAAATGAAGCATTTAGGTTATAATAGTATTTTAATAAGGAGAACATAATATGAAAAAAACATTAGTTCAAAAATATAGAATTATAAATTTTAATGAAGGGTTTGAATATAAATGGTATGGAAATATAGGAATATATTTAGGAGATGATTTATTCAGATTAGCTATTCAGTTTCCGTTTATTTATAAAGTATTTTCTTTTGTGTTAAAATGAATATAATTCAATATACTAGTATAACTAACAATAAAGATATTCTTAGAAATGACATAAAAGTTTTTTCCGAATATAATAAGTTTAATAATCCAGTAATGAATGCTAAGATTTATAAGATTTTACCACATAAGTTTCTCGATTGTGATATTAGTATTTGGATGGATGGCAATATTTATCTATTAAAACCAATTGATGAAGTAATTAAAGATTGGCTAGGTGATAACGATATGGCATTCTTTAGACATTATAAAAGTAAGAATCTCGATTGGGAATTAAAATGGATAAAATATGTATGGCGTAGTAAAGATAGAAGAGTTTATGAAGAAGCTATAAAACAAGTAGAACATTATAAAAAAATAGGATTACCAGAACAAAAAGATATGGCGATGGGAGGATTAATTATTAGACGACATACTCCTGAAGTGAAAAAGTTCAATGAGGCGTGGTGGTCAGAAATATGTAGGTGGGGACAACGAGACCAATTAAGTTTACCAATGATGTTAAGAAAGTTTTCTAACTTAAAGGTTAATCGTATCAATGAAAATATTAAAACTACACCAAATTTACGATACGAAACACATAGCCATTTCGAAACATGATGTTATGAAAATATTACACCGCGATGATGACACAAATGTTTATACAAGTCCTTATTTATTCAAAGAAGTACATAAGCAGTTTTTAGATAAGAATATAGAACATACAGCTGCTGTAATAATGAAAGATCTTTGGGAAAATCATGCACTATTTTGGTATTTAGCTACTGCTCCATTACTTAATATAGGATTACATGGTTGGGAACATAAAGATTATAGTATTCTAAGTTATGAAGAATGTAATGAAGATATTAAAAAATCACTAGAATATTGGAAAGAGAATTCAATGCGTATGACTGGACAATGTAAAGAAATAAAGATTTTCTTTGCTCCTTGGAATAAAGCAAGTTCAAATATCAGAAGAGCTTGTCAAGAAAATGGATTAAGATTTTGTAATGTTAGAAAAGGTCGATGGGAGAATTATTATATTAAGAGTTTTCATTGGTGGTACGCAGCAATGAGTGACGATTGGAAATTATGAAAATATTACTTGTTCATATAGATAAATATTCTTGGGCAGCAACTCATAGAGCAGAAGCACTTAGAAAAGAATGGACAGAAGATGAAGTACATATTTTTCACTATGATAATTTGTCGGGGGGAGATTATTATGATGTAATACATTTTTTATATAGCGGTGGAATAACTAAAGCAAGAGATTATATTTTAAAATATAAAGATAAAGTATTCACAACATTAGCATCTCAAAGAACATTAGATTTGTATTTTGATAAATTAGAACCTCTAAAAGAAATTTATAGTCAAACTATTTGTTGTGTTGCTCAAAATCCAGATTTAGCTAGTAAATTAACGGAATTAACGGGAAAAGATAATGTAGTTTATATTCCTAATGGAGTAGATGAAAAAGTATTTAATTGTCATCGGAGTTTTGTAGTAGGATGTGTAGCAGCTAAGCAAGATTATAGAGACCACAAGGGACTTGATTTAGTTAAACAAGCATGTTCTGAACTCGATTTAGAGCTTATAATAGCTACTAAAGCAGATTATAATACAATGCCCGATTTTTATAGAGAAATAGATTGCTTAGTTAATGCTAGTATTAGTGAGGGTTGTAATAATCCTACATTAGAAGCATTGGCAATGAATATACCAGTAATATCAACTAATACTGGAATAGTAAAAGAATTAGAAGGAATTATAATAATAGAAAGAAATGTTGAATCTATTAAACAAGCTTTAAGAAAAGTAAGTGGAAGAATACAGATTTTGGAAAAGTATACTTGGAAAATTATATCACAGAAATATAGGAAGTTATATGTGGACAAACAAAGAATTACATAAATTTTACAATCATAAATTCGATTTTAATAATCAACACAAAGATAATTATGACGATTGGTTGAAAGCATTTGAAAACTCAGTCAAAAAAAGGGCAGTAAATAATTGCTTTATGGGAATGTCTTCTGGTTATGATAGTGGAGCATTAAGTAATGAACTTTTAAAACAAGGAATAAATTTTAAAGCATTTACAAATTTTAACAATGAAAATGAATTTATATTAAAAGAAAGATTGATTGGTATTCCTGAATGTGAAGAAATTAAAATGGGTGCAAAATTATATTCTAAATATCGTGGTTTTCTAGAAGGTAAAGTAAATAATGAAACAATCAAAGACACTGCTAGTATGGGAGTAGCTTATATATTCGAGATGGCTAAAAATAAAGGAAGAACAATATTTTTATCAGGACAAGGTAGTGATGAGATTTATAGTGACTATTCTCTTTTTCCCAGACAAAGTACATTTAAAGGAAAGTATCCAGATAAGTTATATGAATGGTCTAATTTTCGTGGATATTTACAATTAATATATCTTACGGGATTAGAAGAAATTGCTTCAATATATGGAATTGAGATTCGTTATCCATTTTTAGATATAGATGTAATACAAGAATTTTTATGGTTAAAAGTCGAACTTAAAAATAAGAATTACAAAGCACCGTTATTTGAATATTTAATTAAAAACAATGTACCATTCGATAAAGAAGTTAAAAGAGGATTCCGGCCCATTTACGGCAAGAGCTTGGTATAATAAATGGGTAGAAAAAAATGTCAGTGGAAAGATATTAGATATTGGTAAAAGTACATTTTGGGATTATGGATTCGAAACTATAGATATTAATAGAGATTTATTACCAAGTATAGTGGGCGATATCTGTGGTCCAAATCGTTTAATATCTGATACATATGATACAGTTTTATGTAATGGAATGTATGAATTTGTAGAAGATCCTCAAAAGATGGTAGATGAAGTTAAAAGAATTTTGAAAATAAAAGGAATAGCAATATTCGGATTTGTAACAGCAGGTTATACGCCATATAAAAGAGATTGGAAATATTACGATAATAATATAGACTTTAAAATGGAAATTATAAAATTAAAAAGATTTAGTAATTACTACTTCATAGTCTGCAAGAAAATATGACAAAATTATGTGGGATATATTCTATTACGTGTGTTTCTAATAATAAACAGTATGTTGGTAGTAGCATAAATATTATAGATCGTTGGAAGCATCATCGAACATCTCTCACAAGGGGAGATCATGGAAATAGATATTTGCAACGAACATGGAATAAATATGGACTAACAAAACTAATGTTTAAAGTAATTGAACTATGTCAGACTAACGAATTAGTCAATAAAGAATTGTTTTGGACAAGAAAATTGCAAACTGCATTTAATCTAAAGATCCCAAATCCTATTCATGAAGGATGGATTTGGAGCAAAGAAACTCGTGCAAGAATGTC